TAGAACTAAGCAAAGGTACTTCAGAAGGATCAACCGAATAAATTATTGGGGAGATGTCTTCCTTCAGCGCATTGCTATCGTATGTATCAAACGTGTTAGTAGGTTGTGCCATGATAATTCCTTTAGAATCAAGTATTTAACTATTAAACAACAAGGCAGCAGCGTCATTGATGCTGCCAGATTTTTTCAATTTAGACATAAGCTTTTGTTCAACACTTTTAACAGATTCGCCAGTTTTCTTAACACCTGATTTCATCAACGGACGGGCTCGTTTAAGCTTTGCTTGCACATCACTCTTGCCCTCCAATGATTGCTGATAAAGCATACTTTCATGAAGAGTTCTCATGGTTCTTGCGTCTACAACTGAACGAAGTTCAGCCTCAGTAAAACCGCGTGTTCCACCATGCTTAATTAAATTATCTTTCAGTTTTTTTGCTTTTTTAGCATCTGCAAAATCTGGAATTAATCGTTTAAGTTCTTCCTGCTGGTATTGCAAGTTTGCCTGGTTAGCTTCTGCCTGGGCTTGTTGCACTGCCTCACCATTTTGCTTTAGTTGATGTTGATCAGCTTGATACAAGCCCATGTTCTCCCTGTATAGGAGGTCTGCGTCCATATAACCAATAGGGTCATTGGTAAACAGTTCCCTTGTAGGGGCAGTGGGTCTTGGCACAAGGCCGTTCTGACTTAACTGTTGTGAGTATTGATCAATCTGCGTTCGTTGCTGGTTTAAGCTGTTATAAGCTTCTTCCGTTTTCTTGAGCATCTCTGCGTTATGTCTAAACTGTTTTTGAATTTTGGCATTGCCTGAATAGTCACGCGTTAGATCATCTAGGGTTACTTGAAAATTCTCACCATCAACTTTAACGGGATACATTTCAAGGCCACTTTGATCGGCTTCCTTTTCGTCCGATGCTTCATATTCATCACCTTCGTATTCATCTTCATCGTCATCTGCATCATCTGCATCATCATCTGAATCTTCAACTTCGGCTTCTTCAACCTCGTCATCTTCTACCTCTTCCGTTTCGGTATCGGTAGTTTCAACTTCGGCTGTTTCTGACTCTTGAGCCAGTAACGCTTCAACTGCATTGTCCATGCTGATTTCGGTAGTCGCTTCCACGGTGCTTCCTTTTATTTGATGCGTTTATCTCGAAAATCTTGATCCGTTACTACACGGGTCAAAACATTCTCAATTTCATTTAAAGCCCTCAATATTGAGTGAGCCTCTTCTCTTACTTCAATGTCATCCTTACCAGAATGTAAGAACTTGTTACACTGAGATGTTCGTATACTAACAAAAATAGCCAAAAAAGTCTCGTCTGCCAATAACTTCTGGGCTTGGTTCTTTAAAATCATTGCACATTACCTAGCCTGGGAGCCGCTTGCAGAGCCCTTACACGCTCAACATCAACGGCTGTTCCATACTGCCCCAGTATTTTTGCGGCCTCCACTAACAAATCTTGGTTCATTTTGTCACGATTTAGGTCATCACTAGACTGCAACTCTCGGTATTTAAGTTGTAAATCAGCCAGTTCTTTGCCCTGTGCGCTTTGCATTTGAGCCGCTTTAACTTGCATATCAGCTTGCAGTTTAATCTGATCACCCTGCATTTTTCCTTGCATTCGCATCTGATCGCCCTGCATCTTCGCCTGGGCCTTGATCTGTTCAGAGGTGATCATTGCCTCTGCCACTGGATCGCCTTGCTGACCAACTTGTGCGGCCTGCTCTGCGGCTTGCTCTGCCATCTGAGCCATTAACTGAGCTTCACTTTCTGGGCTCATGGGCGCGTAATAACGATCAGCATTTTTTATACCGCTTAAAGACAAAGTATCTGCCAGGGTATTTCGCATCATTGTCATAGTGACCAGGCCATTAGTTGGACCATAGGTTTGCCAAATTTGCTGCTGCGTCTGGAATGTTTGCATTAAAGCTGCGGCCTTAACATCTTCCTGGCCTGTGCCTAATCCGACATTAATCTGCATATCCATTGAACTATTCCACACCTGTGGGTCAACGCTGATAAACTCACCATTAAGGCGCATCATTTGCTCGTCTGGGCTGTTTTTAATGGAAACGTGTAGCATGAGCTGGAATAACCGTTTCATGCCCTCAGCGAGATTGCGCGCCATGACTTCCACATGGCCTGCTGATGCCTGCTGAGTTATAGCGGCTGCAGTGGCTGTGGTGTTCTGCAAAGCGTCTGCGTTAAGCCCCATAGACATCTTAGAGATGCCTGTTTTCTCCTCCACAAGCATATCTAGGTATTGAAGTGCTGGTAGGGTGGACCCTGCTACAAATGGCACTACAAGGGGGTTTACTGAGCCTATTTGTTCACTGCGGATCACTGCCCCGATCTCATTATTTAAGACGTCAGTCATTTCCACCAGATCTTCGTTCACTTCTAGTCGTGGCGTGTTCACTAAAGCCACGTTGTCTAATATGCCACGCAATACGCTAGTGGTCGTATCTTGGTCATTCATGACCAGTTCAGCCAGACTTCTGCCATAGAATGCATGGGGCTCTGGGTCCACATGGAAATCAGCAAATGGGGCTTTGTCCCAGGGTTCTTGCTCTAAGATTTCATAGTTAGTGCCACCGCACAAAAACTTGTGCAGAGTAGGTACGCCATCACCTTCAATGTCGATTTTTAAATACGCCTCAGTGACCACGATGACGCGCATTGATGGATCATTGACCGCTTGGTCTGAGGAGTCTAAATCTTCACCAAAGCGTAATAATTTTTCTTCTCCTTGATTGTTTGCGTCATCGTCTTCGCCAACCAGGTTATCAATCACATCTTGATCAAATCCCATTCCAATTAGATCGCCAGCGCGTTTCTCAGACTTATGACAAACAATATAAGCATCATCAATCGATTTAGCCGACCCATCGATGAAAAACTCTTCCGGAGGGATACCTTCAATGACCATTTCGCCCTCTTCATATTTGTGCGAAATTAACATGGAGTGGACGTTGCGAGACACCTCAATGCCCATCTCATCCATTTCCATTGTTAACTCTTGCGAGTGTTCAATGATCTCAACCTCATCATCTGACACCAACATTTCAACTTCTTCATCTGATAAGTTTTCATAACTATGAGACTCAGCAACTGTGGCGTTATTCCACCACACTTTTACAATGCCCACTTTTTTAATAAGCGAGTCATGGATGGCGTTGCTTAATACGTTGTAACCGCCTACTTTATCAAACACCCAGTGCGTATAGGCCGTGGCTTGCTCGGCATTAGCCACATCTTCAACACTTTTAGGAATAAACTCAACAAACTTATCATTGTTCAAAAACACGCGCATTAGTCCAGGCTTTGCGCCACGCACAACATCTCTGACTTTAGTCGAGACAACTTTTGATCGTCCCTCTTCATGACTTAGGTCTACAGCCCCGTCAAAATACTTCTGAGCGCGTTCTCGTTCTTCTCGGATGCCAGAATCAACGTAATCAATGGCGGCTTCTATGGCGGCTTTAACTGCGCCCTGGATCTCGTCTTCCTTCATTTGTGTCATTAGTTCATGGCTCCTGTGAATCTAGCAGTGTTTTCTACACCTTGAATTATGGGGTTCTCTTCACCCTGTGTTGTCATCGCACCAGAAATAGCAGGCAATGGACCAACCTGTGGGCTAGACATCGATCCTTTAAGAGCAGGGACCAGGCGCATATCACCCCACATATTCCTTAAAGCTTTTAAGCCAATTACTCTGCCAGCCATCTGAGCGGCATTTGTAGAACCTAAAGAAGTAATTAATCTTCCAAAAATTCCAAATGACGCTGCTGCTGTATTTGATGTGTTTTTTGTTGTTCCTGCAATTAATGCTGATGTGCTTGCCAAATTGTCAATCATTCCAATTTCTTGCTTAGAAAATAATAATTTTGTTAATGTATTATTGTTCTTTTTCATGTTGCGCCATGCTTTATTAAATTGAAGGCTTGCTTGTTTTTCTACCATTGCACTGGGCTGTAATGTTTCTGCAAGTAGGATAAATGCTTCTTGTCTAATTGCATCCCATTGCTGCAATGGTAGTTGTTTTTTGAGTGCTAAAAGGTCACGGGTAAGGTTTTTCTTATCTGTGGTTTTTGCTATTCCTTTTCCAAGAATGTGATTAGCCGCTTCTTTAGGGTCAACAATTAAGGATAGTTCACCATCGCGCATTTCTCTCGCTGTCAGTGTTTTTAATATACCTTTGCTGTTCCATACATTCTGGAAGTCTTTAAATTTACCTATGGCCTCTAATCCCTTAGCTACACTGGCTGGATTACCATATAAAAGGTTACGATCCATCTGCTGCATAAGAACATCATCCAGACCATTTTTTAAAGCCGTTGAAGCACCCCTTTCAGCACCGCCAGCCGCTTGTTGCTTAACTATAGCCCGTCTTAAATCGAATAGGCTTTGTATACTAGCCCCATTAGCAAGTTGATCCATTGCCTCATCTAATAGTCTAAATGTGGCAGGCGCACCACCCTCCCCACCTCTAAAATCTCTGAGTGAATTAATTAACACTTGATTAAACTCAGGTGCATATTCTGGGTTAGTAAATGCTGTTGCTGATTCTGAGCTTTTATATGCGCCTACATAATCTTCTTTTGCCTCCTGTCTTTGCGCTGACAGAGTCTCTTGTGCCGACTCCATGCCTTCACCTTTTACGGTAATAGCAGCATCTGGCTCACCCATCATCGCTTGTATTGCTGGTATATTTTGGGCAAGATCTTCTTGTGCCTGTTGGTTAAAAGCTTGCATTTCACTGCCAACCTTTTCTCCGTATGCTCCCTGTTCTGCCGTATTTTCAAATAATTGCTGAGAATTTGATCCAGTAACTTGACCAGAAGTTAATTTAACTGGAACGGGCAAAGATTCTGCTGCCACTGTCCGTATTGATTCTTTAGGGTCTAAACCCCTGCGTACCATCTTATCAACAGAAGCCCTTACGCTAGTCATAACCGCTGCTGGGTCAAAACCTAACTCTTTAAGTGCCTCTACAATTTCTCCGTTTCTCAAATCAAACAGGCGTGGGTTTTTAAATAAAACTGGGGCTAGTCTTGCAGTAATTCCTGCAACATCAAATACACCTTTACCAAGGACTCCACCAATCATTCCGGCTGGAATTTCTGCTAAATTAAAGTCTTGATCTGCCGCCTCTGAACTAACTCCCTCCATTAAAGCACCTTCAGTAGCACCTAATGTCATTGCGCCTTTAAAGCCTGCTGTGGGCGCACCAAGTGACTTTACAAATCCAGCCACAGGGCCACCAGTAGCGATGTACTGACCAGCCTGCAATGCTGTAGGCGCATCAAGCCCTTTAGGGTTAGGGTAGAACGACTTATAAGAAGTAATTTGCCCAGCCTCATCGCGCATAGGCATACCAGCAACTAAATTACCAAACTGGTCCACATCAAATAAAGTCTCAGGCTCAACTTGAAGAATACTTTCTCTTAGTCGCTTATCATCAAATGAAGATATAATTGCAGTGTGCATCAGGTTTGCTTTAGGGGTTTCAGTAAGATTATCAAGTGAAAGGGATAATTCACCAAGACCAAGGTCTGCTGTACCAAAACCCTGATTATAAATTGGTATCGATGGATCAACGTCTTTACCGCCCATCCATGCCTTAACATCACCAAAAAAGCTACGCTCGTCAGTCTCACCATTTGCAACATTATTTGCTGCACTTTGCTGTACTGGCTGGATTTTAGCTTTCAGTAACGCTATTTCAGCATCAATGGCATCCATTTCATCTTGCTGGGCTTGAGTAAGTGCTGCCATTATTTTGGCCCTGTTACTGGAGGCTGAGTTAAATTCATAAGCTGAGACTTTCTTTGCATTAGCGTCTGCATTTGACTTTGAATAGCTGCGTTTCCTGCGGCTATATTGTTAGTCCCACCACCGCTAGATGAGGCATTAGATGAGCCACTGGTCCCATACAATAAAGCAGCTAAAGGCTTAGATATTATTGACTGACTGTTTAATTTTTGTAATGCTTTTCGTCCTTCTATCACTGTCATTTCTGAATTTTGCATTTGATCAACAATTTTTCCACGCTGAACGTCTATATTAAGTTTGGCCATAAATGCAGCATGAATTAGATCGTTAGCTAGTGGCGAACTTCGTAGTGAACCTAAACTGTCAGCCATTTTTTGAACTTCAATATCAGAAGTCGAACCAGAACCAGCAACACGCATACTCGGAGCCAATCGTGCAATAATACCTTGGGCAGCATCTGCTGCGTCATCAAAACCTTTAAATTTTTCAGCAAAGAATCCTGTCAATGGGCCAGTAGGTGCTAGTTTTAATAGCTGACCAAGCATATCTATATCTACCATAAGAGATGCTGATTTATCAGCTTGAGCCGAATAGGAAGCATACGTTTTACCTTGAGCAGTCGCTAATGACTCAAATAACTTCTCATTATCAGGAGTAGCTTCATCACCAGTATTAATTTTAATAGTAGTGCCATCTTTGCCTATTGTATAAGTCCTTCCAAGACTATCTGTTTGATATGAACCAACAGGTAAGCCTGCCGCCACACGATCAACCTCACTCATCATCGAAAACGTATTTTTAGGCGTTTTTCCGGCAATAGTATCGTGCATAGCCATTGCCTGTTTAGCAGTTACTTGACCTTTTGATAGCGCATTGCCAACTTTTTCATATTCACCTCCCATACCAATTAAATACTCGGCAGTTTTATTAGACTGAATAGTAGCAAGCTTTAGATCTTGGGCTTTTTCACGACCAACAGCTAACATTTTCTGCTGATCA